CGATTTTCTTTTTCGAGTTCATTTATCAGTTCTGCGTAGTAACTTCCTGTAACAGCGGCGTTAAAGCTACATTCAAATTCTTGGTTATATCTTTCAATTCCCATTTCACGTTTGGCAGATTTAAGTTCTTCGTCTTTTAACAGTTTCGTTTCACTCGCCTTAAATTCCAACAAACACCAATCGTCTTGCTTTTCTGCTCTATCTCGTAAATCTTTAAAATGGTTTTGTCCTTTAGGTGTTCCAATAAAAAGACACCAACCTTCTCTATCTGCAAGGGCGGCTCGTACAATTTCGTTCCATATTCTCGGATTCTGGTCACCTACCTC